ATGAACCAACCAAAATTTCTAGTAATTTTAACAATCCTTGGCCTAGTAAACGAGTGAATTCTATGGTTCTTGGTAAGAGTTCTAATACTCCTTTAGATGTTATAGAATTAAAAATTCGACAAAATACTTATATTTTTGAATTGATTGATCCTTTGGGAAAAAGTATTTGTTCCTGTATGATTTTAGGAATCAGAGAGAGTTTCTTTGTTGGTCCATATCATGCATTATACAGAATGAATGATCCTAGCTATTCTATGAAGATTTATAGTGTTCTTTATAAAGATGAGAATGAGGTTCTCTCTGCTTATCTTACTTTAAAAACAACTATTAAAGGATCTTCGGGATTGGGAACTCGGTTAAATGATGATTGTTATGTTATTAATATAATTGCTTTGCCTCCAAATAAAGATATTTCTCATTTACTTATGAAAGAAAAAGGGAATTATTCTAATGTTGAAGGGATTAATTATTTTTATAATGCTAATTACCGCTGGATGACTGATCCTTGCAGAGGATCTTTTCGTCCTGTTAATTATAATATTCCCATTGGGTCAGAGATTATTCATTTATCCAGTACGAAAATTGCTGTATCTTCTGAACAGCCTTCTTTTGTTGGGCGTTGTGGATCTGCTCTGATTTCTAAAATCGGTAATCATTATTCTCTTCTGGGAATAAATGTTGCGGGAAATTTGAAGTCATATCAGATTTTCGAGCAATTTGTTCTTCGGGATTTCAATTTATCTTTAGATAGGTTATCTAATGTTCTTTTGGTTCCTACTAGTTCGGTTTTAACTGAAGATTCTTTTAATTTTAAGAGTTTCTCAATTCCGACTAGACCTATAAATAGTTCTGATTATATTAATTGGATGACTCCTTCTGAAATAGGTGGAATATCAACAGTAGGGGCTATTCAAGTTCCTGTTCAGCGTCCTAAATCAAAAGTCGGTTTTTGTATAACTCGTGAGGCTTTTTTGAAAAATTTTCCTTCGGAATTTCATAATAATCTTGGCATTCCTGTTTTTAAAGATTATAGAGACACTGAAGGAGTTTTTAGATCAGCATATGGAGGTGCTTTGAGATCTCTTTCACGCCAATGCCATAGTATTAATATGGAGCATTTAGAATCGATTGTTGAGCATCTCAGCGAAAAATTTTCTGTTGATGATTTACAGCATGAAGAAACTTGGCGAGTTGAAGAATGTATGTCTGGATCTTCTCAAAATCCTTTTTGTAAATCTATGCCTAAGACTACTGCGGCGGGATTTCCTTTGGGTAAGAAGAAGATCGATCATTGCGTGTATCATCCCACTTTGCACGCTCCCGATGGTTATATTCCTAATGACGATCTTAAGTCTCGTATTCACGATACTCTTACTTTGATGTCTAATGGTGAGTCTCCTGGGACTGTTTTTAAATGTAGTCTCAAAGATGAACCTCGTGATATTAGCAAAGTTAAGTTGAGGAAAATAAGAGTTTTTACTGTCGCTCCTCTCGACTGTGTGATTATTCAGAAAATGTTTTTTGGAAGTCTAATTGGCATTTTTATGAAAAATTTTTCTACATTTGAGACAGTGACTGGGATAAATTGTTTTTCCAGTGATTGGGGAGTTGTTATCAAAAGGCTTATGAAGCATCCTAATGTTGTTGACGCTGATTTTAGAGAGTATGATAAGAGAATAGCAAGTGTTATTATTATTGCTGTCTTTACTATTATGAAAAACCTTAAGTCGGTCAACCGTACTCTTACTACTTCTGAAGTTAATGTCATTAGAGCAATGATGACTGATATGGGTTTTCCTTTGTTATTGATCGAGCAATTTCTTATAAGTATCATGGGCTCTGTGAGTTCTGGTGTCTGGTTGACTTTGCCGGTAAATAATATTGCTAATAGTATTTTCATTCGATT